CAAGCTGCCGGCGCACGATAGCGTGCCCTTCAAGCCGCGAGGGCAGGCCCCGGGTCCGGTCGATGTGGGCAGTCCAGACCACGGCCTTCTCAGGCCGCCTTGGCCCTCAGGGCCGTGGTCAGCTTGCGTACCACGTCCTGCCGCGGCCGGGCCTTGCGGCTCTCGGCCTCCAGGGCACGCAGGACAAAGTCCCGGGACAGGCCGCTGATGAACTGCTCGTCCTTGAGGGCCCGGCGGATGTCGCGCACCGGCTGCACGACGAACTTCTCCGCGGTCATCTCCGGGTCCGTCACCTGCGGCGCCAGGATGTGCTCGGGTACCTTCACGCCAAGGCGGTTGGCGAACATCTCCAGCACCAGCGGCCTACGGTCACTGCTCGCCATCTCGGCATCGTAGGCAGCCTGGACGAGCTGGCGCGTGAACACCCCGATCATCTCCTCGTCAGTGAGCAGCTGGCGGATCTCCTCGGGTGCCTTAGTGAGCAGCCGGGTCACGAGCCCGCTATCCAGCTCAGGCTCATCGACGGCCGCCGGCGCCTCCGGCGGTGCTACGGTCTGGCCCTCCACGTTGGGCGGTGAATCCTCGGTGCCTCTGGCCACTACCGGGTGACCGTCCGGGGCCTCCAGGTGTACGCCGGTACGCGTCAGGTGCTCGGTCTCTGAGCCCGTGCGGTTGGGGTCCGGGGCGGCAGGATTGGTCGGGATGTAGCGTAGCCGGCCTTCCGGTATCCCGGCCTTCTGGTAGGCCTGCACGACGGCCTCGCAGCCGTCGGTGACCAGGACGCCGTCGACCTTCTGCTGCAGGTCGGTCTCCAGCGTCCCAAGCTCGTCAGGATGGCGCACTACCAGTGCCCGGCCGGGCCAGGTCTCTCGCGCCACGGTCTGGGCGCGGCTGCGCCAGTCGTTGCTGGCCTTGGGCCCCCAGATGTGTACTACCATGTCGTCGGTCTCCAGAATGCGGACAGTGTGGAAGCGGCAGAGGATGCGGGCTGCCGCATTGGCCTCGGCGTCCGGGAGCTGAAGCCGCCCCTCGACGAACCACCAGCTCGCTACCGAGCCGGTGATGTTCGCCAGCGGGCCATGTGCCTCAAAGGTCTTCATCGCAGGTCGCTCCATGTTCGGGTGCTACTTTTCGGTCGTGACGGTGATCTCAGGCGTGCCGGTAACTACCCGGGTAGACCGTGACTCGCTACGGTAGTTCCGGTCGTGGCACTCCTCCTCGATGATGTGCCCGCCCTCTGCCTTGGTGATGCGGAGATTCAGGGTCTCGCCGTCGGTAGGAGCGGTCACCTTGATCCGGCTACTGGCCGGTGACGGGCTCGGCAGGCCTAAAGCTGGCCTGGGCTCGGCGCGGCGGACACCGGTCGGCATGGAGAGCTTGCGCGGCATGGCAGGTCCTCTCTCTGCGAGGTGAGAGGCTTGCGGGACGGGTACCGGGCGGCCCCGCTCCCCGCAAGCCTCGGTGTGCAGATCAGGCGGGCTGCTCGCAGACAGCCCGCGGGACCCTTAGTTGGTGACCCCCGTCCCGGCCGCAAGGCCGTTCAGGTTGAACAGTGCGAGCCCACAGTACCAGAGCACGCGGGTGATGTGCTCATCGCGCGTCTGGTGCTCCCCTACGTCCTTGATCACGATGCCGCCGTCGTTGGCAGCCGTCAGACCTGCGATCCCGATGCTCTCGGAGCCGTCGTCGAAGGTGCCAGCGAGGACCGTGGTGCAGTTGGTCAGCGACCCTGCCGTCTGGTTGACCGGGATGTAGTCGTTGCGGAAGATCGGGATGCTCCGGTACGCCGGGACCGTTGCACCGTTCGGCAGCTGCACCACCTCCGTGACGGAGGCACCGCCGAGGGAGCGCACCAGGTTGAAGAAGCTGCGCCGGGTGCGCGCGTTCATGGCGAAGTAGTCGACCTCACCGTCCTTGTCCGTCACCAGGTCGATGAGGTTGTCGAGCAGGGCGAAGCTGAGCGCCCCGTCCTGTGCGACGATCTTGGTGGCGTCCACGAGGGCGAGCAGCCCGGTGAACTGGTTGTTGATACCGGTGCCATTGACCAGCATGTCCTGGAACTGGCGACCGGCCGACTTCGCCTTGCTTGCTACCTGTGAGCCGGTCTGGTCGGTGTGACTGGACCGGGTAGCCTGGATCAGGCCGTTGACCTCCGCGTCCCCGACGATGGTTGTCAGGGCGCTGGTGACGGAGGTGAAGGTTGCAGCGGCCTTGCCGGCGACGATCTCCGTACCGACCGTGCCCAGCTGCACCGCACCCAGCGCATTCTCTCGGGTGTACTGCAGGGCATTACCATCGATGGTCTCGAACGGCAGTGCCTCGTACATCTGGTTCACGGTGATCACGTTCTCGATCACCCCGGCGATCAACTCGTTGTCGCTGAGTTTCGCCGACTCGACCAGCGTTACTGATGCCAAGGTCTTGTCTCCTGTGCTTCAGGACCCGAGCTGTCGCCGGCGGTCGGCGTACTGCCGCGGTCCTGCGGGTTAGGCAGCCTCGTTACGCAACTTGCTGAGGCCGTCCGTGATCTTCTGCAGCGACGTCTTCTCGACGCCCTGCCGCACCGGCGCCGGCTTCCCGGCCGGACGCGCCGGCTGGTTGCGCCCAGTGCCCCTCGCCTCCTCGCTATCGAACGCGTCGGCAAAGTCCTGCTGGGTCTTCATTTCGGCCACGCGCTGGCTGATGGTCATGATGTTGCCGGCAGCGTCGGCAATGCGCGGGTTGCGCGCGTCATCGAGCACCACCGCGTAGTACTCCTCCTGCCCGTCATCCAGCTTGCGCGTCTTGATGTCACACTCAGCCATGAGGGCCGGCTTGAGTAGCCTCAGGCGGCCCTTGTGCTCCGTGATGGCGCTGACCACGGCCGAGTCAATCAGGGCCTTGCGCAGGCCCGCGTCGAGCTTGGTAATGGTCCCGGTCGCACTGCTCAGCTCCTTTTCATGCGCGGCCTTCATCTGTGCCGTCACGCTCTGCACCCGCTGCTCCGCCATCTTCGCGGCTTCGCTCTGCGGGTCGATCTTCTCCAGCTCGGCCACCCGCACCTGGGAGGCCTCAAGCTGTGCCTTGGTCTGCCCGAGCTCGCGCCGTACTGTCTCGGTATCGGTACGGCTGGCACTTACCGTCTGCTTCAGGGTCCTCGCGTCCAGCAGCTCAAACCCGTCGGCCTCCGTAACGGTCAGCAGGTACTTCCCCTTGTGCGGGCTCTTCTCGTCGGCAACCGTCTGGTACTCCTTCTTCATCTCCTCCGAGAGACTGCCGTGCTCGGCTGCCGTGATCAAGGCCTTTGCCATCTCTTGTGCCTCCCAGCTATGCCCAGGATCACCCCGGGTCTTCGGCGTGTCCACCCGGCGTCGGAATCGCTCCGGCCGCCAGCGGGGCGCCTACGGTGGGCCGGCCGACTCGGGATCTCCCCGGCGCCGACCGGATGCCGCCTGTGGGGATCACCCCCGCCAGGCCGTGGTCAGTTGTGTGATGGTACCCGGACGTTGAGCCGGTCAAACACGTCCGCCTCACGCGTACGCAGCTCGGCCAGCGTCAACAGCCGTCCCCGTCGGTCCACGAACGACGAGACCTCCATGCCACCCGCCGCGAACAGCTTGGCCCGCGTCGGGCCCAGTGCTTCCTTTACCGTATCCATGTCACCAGCCTGCACCCGTCCCCGCAGCCACTGGTTGTAGGTGGTGCGTGCAGGGACCTGCCCGTTCATCGAGGCCCGGGTGCCCTCCGGCATCTCCTTCAGGCCCGGGATACCAAGCTCCTGCCACGACTTGGTGATGGGGCTCAAGCTGCTTCGACAGCCAACGTGCGCTGGAGGTCCGGGCGGCCGTGGGCCATGGTCGAAGTAGAACTTGGTCTGGTCGAGGGACTGGCAGAGGGGTGTCGTGCGACTGTCGAGCGTCGCTACCCATACCAAAGCCCCAATCAGCTCCTGGTTGGCCTGGTAGGTCAGCATACGGGCCTGGGTGCTGACGTGATTGGTAGCCGTACGGGCGATAGCCTCGGCCTGCCTGGTCATGCCGCGCGCCCGCTGCCCGGGCTGCAGGCCGAACACGTCCTGGCGTAGGCGCTGAACGATCTGCTGGGTCGTCTGGCCCTGGATCACACCCATGCGGACCGCCTGCGTGACGGCACGCCCGGTTGACTCTGACAGGCCCTCAAACCACTCCGTCAGCGGTAGCCCGACGATAGGCTCCGTCAAGGCAAGCGCCTGTAACTGGGCCGGAGACGGCAGCACCATCTCCACCTCAACCGGCATCTCCTTCTTCACGGACCCCGCTGCCCACTGTGCTTCCTGCTGGGCGATAGGCTCAAGGTCCCGCATAAACTCCTTGCCGACTCCCGAGAGGGTTGGATTGACCATCTCGGCGATGCCTACTGCCAGGTCGCGCAGCCGCTTCGTGGTGACTGGGCCGGCGTCGAAGCCCCTGGCCGTGATGGTCTCAATGCGGGCCTGTACTCGCTCCAGCAGGTCCGGGATGGCAGCGCTCAACATGCTACGTACCCTGGCTGCCTCGTAGGACTGGAGGCGAGTGAGGTAGAGCTGGTGCTTGACCGCTCGCCGCAGGAGTTCATCGTTGACGCTCATGTGGCTGCCAGCGCGGGCCCAGCGCCCTCCTTATTGCCTGGTAGGGGCAGGGGGGGGATGAATGGGATGAGGTCGCGGTCGGCTTCGGCGCGTTCCAGCAGCTCCTCAATGTTGACTTCCGAGTCATACAGCCCGCGACTCTGCGCCTCACGCAGGTAGTCCTCGGTTGCAATGCGGCCACTCT